GATCGACGGATGGGAGACGGCGGGCGCCTACGGCGACGCTTTCGCCCTGATCACCACGGCGCTGATCAACCGCGGCCGGGACATCAAGCAGAAAGGCACGGCGAATAGCGGCCAGATGCAGAACAACTTCGCGATCTTGCCCTTTGACGCCGGCCAGATCGCGCTGAAGGCCGCCGCGCGGACCCGGTACAACTACCCGATCAAGATCGAGTGGGATGATGCGCCGCCGTCGCGTTCGGCCACGGTCACTATCTCCAACGCATCGCCGGGCGTGATCACCTGGACGTCGCACGGACTAGAGGAAGGTGACCGGATCGTCCTCTCGACGACTGGTGCACTTCCGACCGGTCTCTCCGCTGCAACCACCTACTACGTGAAGACCGTTCTTTCGGCCGACACGTTCACGGTGTCAGCGACGAATGGCGGCACGGCGATCAACACTTCGTCCGCTGGTTCGGGCACGCACACTGCCACTACGGAGCCGACGGCGAGCATCGACTACTTCGTCGCTCTCGTCATGGGAGCATCGAAGCAGGGCGGCAATGCCAATACGGCGCGCATGTTGCAGAGCACCCTCGAGCTCAACAGCAACATCGTCGAAGTCGACCCGACTGGAGCGTAAGAGCATGGGCAAGCCAACAATCGGTGCTGGCGACGTGCAGATCGTCCTCGACGGCGAAGCGGCAACCCTCAAGCCGTCGCTGCGCGCGGCGCAGACGATCTCGCGCCAGGCCGGCGGTGTGGTCGGAGCGATGCAGGCCGTGGCGAAGTTCGAGTTCGATGCCATCGTGCTCGTCGTCGCTCAGGGCCTCGGCAAGGTTAAGGCGGACGAGATGGGCGAGATCGCTGAGCAGGTGTACCGCACCGGGCTGACCGACCTCGTCCCCAAGCTCACCGAGTTCCTTACCAACATCGCCAACGGCGGGCGCCCGTCATCGGGGGCGGAAAACCCTCCGAAGCCTCCGGCGAGCTGATCCCCATCGCCGATTACTACGACGAGCTCGCCGAAATCGCCCTGGGCTGGCTCGGCTGGCCTCCCGATCAAGCCTTGGCGGCCGATGTGAACGCGATCCTCGCCGCGCATCGCGGCCGCGCGGCGATGATCAACGCAATGTGGGGCGGCAGCGAGCCGCCGGCTGAGAAGCTGTCCCCGCGAAACCTTCGTGAAGCGCTCGGGCGCTGATCCATCCTTCTGAGGCATCCATGACCGTCGCTGCCCTCGGCCTTGTCGTCGACAGTTCAGATGTCGCCCAGGCCACGCCCGCGCTGCAGAAGCTGGCTGCTGCCGCCACTGAAGCTGAGACTGCCGCGCGCGGGCTCAGCGGAGGAGCGCAGACGGCCGCGGGCAGCGCCCGGGCACTGGATGCCGCCAATGAGAACGCGGCGGTTTCCACGGGCCGCGCTGCAGCGGCGTCGCGTGTCTACACCTCGGCATTGCAGGCGGAGGCTGCGGCGTTGCGCATGGCGAACATGCAGCGCGGCAACCTGATCTTCCAGTTGAACGACATCGGAGTGTCGCTCGCCTCCGGGATGAACCCGTTACTGGTTGCCATCCAGCAGGGCTCGCAGATCGCCACGATCTACGGCCCGGGCGAGGGCGGCATTGGGCGAGCCCTCTTAGAGACGGCCAAGATGGCATCCCGGGCTGTTCTGCCTCTCGGCGCATTGGCGCTCGCCGTCGGTGCTGTGACAAGCGAGGTCAACCGCAATCAAGAACAGCAGGTAAGCTGGGGCGATGTCGTCATGGCGACATGGCAACTCGCGTCCGAAGAGATTGTGCGCCGATTCAAGCCGGTGACCAACACTATCGGAGGATGGTGGAACACCGCATCTCCATACATCGCGGAAGGCGTCAATCGGACCATCGGCATCTTCGACTTCGGCGCGAAGGCCATCACGACCATCTGGACCAAGCTGCCGGCGGCAATTGGCGACCTCTCCATTCAGGCCGCGAATGCGGCTCTGGCCGCGGTGGACGATCTGCTCAACAAGAACCGCGCCCGCACGCAGGCATGGATGACGCAGATGGCGACGGTCCTCGGGCCGGTGCTTGGCGCTGCCTTCCAGGCCGGAGGCGGCGCACTCGCCGGCATGCCGAATATCGATGTGACCCCGATCGACAACCCGCTAGCGGGCAGCGCAAGCGGGCTAGCGTCCGGCCTCGCCGGAGACTTTCAGGACACCATGGGCACCGACTATCTCGGTGCCATCGGCGACCGTGCGCGCGAGATCGCGCTGCTTGGCGAGGAAGCCGAAGAAGCCGGCGAGAAGCTCAAGGCCGCCAACGACAACGGTCGCGACTTCTCCCGCATGCTCTCCGACGTAGAGCCGCTCCTGCGCAACGCCAACGATCCGCTCCTCCAGTTGCAGGACAATCTCTACAAGCTCGGCGAGTTGCTCGCCGCCGGGGAGATCAGCTGGGATGAGTACAGCGGCGCCGTTCATCGGGCGAACCTCAGCGCCGCGTCGGGCGTGCTCGGTGCCGTTGGGCAGATCACGGGAGCGCTCGCCGGCGCCTTCGAAGACAATAAAGCCTTCGCTGTCGCCAACGCCGTCATCAACACCGCCGAGGGTGTCACCAAGGCACTCGCCCAGGGCGGCATCTTCGGCTTCGCGAGCGCGGCCGCCATCGGCATCGCTGGTGCGGCGCAGGTCGCATCCATCCTGAGCGCGAAACCCGGCTCTGCCAGCACAGCAGCTGTGCCGTCCGCGCCTGCGGCCAGCACGACGGCAGGAGCGGGCGGGGTGCAGCAGGCGGTCAATGTCACGCTGCGCGGCGAGAACTTCTCGCGGGAGAGCGTAGAGCGCCTTCTCGGCACCATCACCGACATCGCCAGGGATGGCGGCGCAATGCCGCTGATCAAGGTGTTCAAGGCAGCCTGATGATTGTCCTTTCCCCGGCCCTTGTCCTCGCTCCGCAAGCGACGACCACGCTCCTATGGCCGCATATCGGCTGGGAGAATTTGGTCACCATCGAGACGATAGCGGCTGATCACGAAGACACGAACTATCCCGCGACGAACCTCGCCAATCCGCAGACAAATTCGCTTTGGAAATCGGGCAGCACTGCCGACGGTAGCATCACGATCACGCTCAGCGGCGAAGAGCAGACAAATTACGTCGGCATCGCGCGACACAATCTAGGCTCCGGCCTCGTGCCGGTGACGATCTACGGGACGGTTGCGGGCGGCGACCCTGAGATCATCGTCGGTCCGCAGTACCTCGGGGACGATCTGCCGGCGATGTTCGTCTTCGCCGCCGACTTCTACACCGAGATCGAGATATTCCTCGAGCCGGCAGCGGTGGCTCCGCAGGCGGCGGTTGTGTACGTCGGCAAGGCCCTCGCAATGCCGACCGGCATCCCGCCGGGGCACACGCCCACGCGCGACGCACTCGAAACCCAAGCGTCTGCGGAGCTGTCCGAGAATGGTGAGTTCGTGGGCGACATCATCGTGTCCCAGCGGTTCGTCACGTCCATCGATTTTCGCATGCTCGACGGAGCCTTCTATCGCGAGCACGTGCGCCCGTTCATCCAGCAGCGCGACCCGTTCTTTTTTGCCTGGTGTCCGCTTCTGCTCCCCACCGAGTGCGCCTACGCGAAGTTCAACGGCAACCCGCGCGCGACGATCAATCAGGCGACAGGCGAATTCGACCTGAGCTTCGGCATCACGGGGCTCGCGAAATGAGCAGGCGGGCGCTGACCTATGTCGAGTTCGACATCTCGTATTGCAGCCTTGTCTATGGCACGGCGCCATGCACGGCCGTCATTGGCGTCACGGGGACGGATCGCTGCTTCAACACCATCGAGAGCTGTCAGGATGCGGCGCACTTCGCCTCGAGCACGGTGACGCTGCGCTTCGCAGTCGACAGTGGCTACAACCCGGTCGAGATCGAGGCGCTGCCGTTGATCGAGAGCGTGTCGATCACGCCGGCGCGCATCTCCCTGGGCGAGGACTTGGGGCAGCGCGAGAGCGTGTCGATCACGCTGAAGGATCAGCGGCACTCGGACACCGGTCCGGGCTTCGACAAGTACCATACCTTGCGCGCCTACAATCCCTACGAGCAGGGCACGCTCTGGGGGAAGTTCCGCGCTCGACAGCCCTACACGAAGGGCAGGGCGCTGCGCCTCTATCGCGGCTTCGAAGGGCAGCCGCTCGCGGACATGGAGTGCCGCAACTATGTCGTGGAATCGACGGATGGGCCAGGCCTTGACGGTCGCTTCACTATCATCGCGAAGGACCCGCTCAAGGTACTCGACGGCGACCGCGCTCAGGCACCGCGGCTGAGCAAGGGGGCGCTAAACGGCTCTCTCGGCTCCGGCGGAACATCGGCCACACTCACGCCGACCGGGATTGGCAATGCTGAGTATCCGGCTTCGGGCTGGATCGCGGTGGGCGGCGAAGAGATCATGTCGTTCACCCGATCGGGCGACAACCTGACCCTCGCCAATCGCGGCTCCTACGGCACCACGGCACAGTCGCATTCGGCCGGTGACCGCGTGCAGCTGTGCCTGCTCTATGTGTCGCAAGACCCGGCGGAGATCATCGAAAACCTGATGACTACGTTCGGCGAAGTCGACCCGGCCCTGATCCCTCTCAGCGAGTGGGAAGCCGAGACCGCCGCGCATAACCGGCAGCTCTACACGACGATTATTGCAGAGCCGGTCAGTGTCCGAGCCCTCGTCAGCGAACTCGTCGTGCAGGCGGGCCTGGCCATCTGGTCAGATGTCGTCACCCAGACCATCCGCCTACAGGTGCTGCGTGAGATACCGAGCAATG